CGGTGGCTTCAAACTTAAAGGTGGTGGTTGGTTCAAGGATGGTTACACAAAACCGGAGAAACCCAAATGACGATTATAGATTGGATGAACCAGTTATTGGTTCACAAGAAATCGTGGAACACATTTTCAGAAACAGACCAAAAGAAGTTTAGTCCATTTATCATAAACAGATGGTTATCAATGGATGATGATTTTATAGAAATAGTAGATTTTTTTCAACAATATTCAATTGGATTATTAGAACCAAGAGAAGTGTATAAATGGTATTGCGATGTATTACCAAAAGGTAAACGATATAATAAATACATCAAAGGTCGTAAAGATAAGAAATACGATGAATTATTAGTTTCTACAATGGTTAAACATTTTGAATGTAGTAACAAACAAGCATCTGAATATCTTGGATTGATAGATAAACAAGAATTAAAAGAAATACTAAAAATGTATGGTACAGATGAGAAGAAGATAAAGAAGGTATTAAAATGAGTGAAAAAGTAATAAAAGATAAACCAACAAAAGAAGAATATAAACTCGAAGATTTTGGTGAAATCATAGCAAGACACGATGATGGAACACCATTTATGGCTTTCAAAGATAATAAAAATCATCAGACAGTTAATGTGGTAACATCAATGGAACAAGAATGGCCAGAGATGACAAAAGAGTTTAAAAGATTACAACGAGAACAGTATGAATTATTTTGTCGTAAGCAACATGATTATGGTCCAGGAAATATATCAGTTGGAACACAGTTACATACAGAAGAAGATATTAAGTTATCACTCACAGGATTATGGTTCAGAATTAATGATAAGATACAAAGAGTTAAAACTTTATTGATGGGAAATAAGAAAGCAGCTGTAAACGATGAGCCAATCGAAGATGCTTTTCTTGATATGTCTAACTATGGTATTATGGCAACAATCGTAAAGAATGGAAAATGGGGAAAATAGATAAATCCAAAATAACAATTCGTGAAATACCGAAAAAGATAGCCAAGAATATGATTGTAAAAAATCATTATAGCCACAAGTGGACATCTTGTAGATATGCACTTGGTATCTTTTATGAGACAGATAACGAACATCAGTTCTTTGATGAAACAGAAGAGAAATTAGCTGGTGTGGCTATCTATGGTTATCCTGTTGGTAGGAGTGCTCCTAAATCTATTTCACCTGAATTAAAAGAAGAAGAGGTTTTGGAGTTAACAAGGTTGTTTATATTTGATGAGTATGGAAAGAATACGGAAAGTGTGGTATTATCAAAAACATTCAACTGGTTAAAACAAAATGCATCAGAGATAAAGGTGTTGGTTTCATATTCAGACCCAGAACAAGGTCATTTGGGAATTATCTATCAAGCAACAAATTGGATTTATCAAGGTAATAATATTAGATTGATGCCAAATCATGCATTACGATTGACAGAAAGTGGTGATTGGATGCATTCTAGAAATGTAAATACTAAATATGGTTCGTGTAATCTCGAACATTTGAAAAAGAAGATAGGTCATACATTTTGGAGAAAAGAAGAACCTGAAAAACATAGATATTTATATCTGTTGTGTGGGAAGAAGGATAAGAGAAAGATAATGAATACTTTAATTCATCCACAAAAACCATATCCAAAAGACCCATATCAGTTTTACCCAGAAATACAAAAAATTGAAGTAGAAAATAATAAACAAGGATTTTATGAATAGAATAAGTTATTCCCAGTTATCTATGTTTTCGGAATGTCCAAAGAGGTGGAAACTGAACTATATAGAAGATAAAAGAATATCAGAACCGAGTATTTATTTGTTGTTCGGAACAGCAATGCACGAAGTCATACAAAAGTATCTTAATGTTATGTATGAGTTTACAGTTAAGAGAGCTAATCAACTCAATTTAGAACGAACACTACAAGAGAAGATGGTTGAAGTATTCAATAAAGATAAAGAAACATACGGAAAAGACCCTTGCACGAAAGAACAATTACAAGAGTTCTTTCAAGATGGTTGTGATATACTTGATTTCTTTAAGAAAAGACGAGGTGAGTATTTTAGTAAAAAAGGATATGAATTAATCGGCTGTGAAGTTCCAGTAGAGATGGACTTACAGAAAAACTTAAAGTGGGTTGGGTATCTTGATATTGTGATGTTAGATACAATTAGAAATGTGATTAAAATCTATGACATAAAAACATCAACAATGGGTTGGAACAAATGGGCAAAGGCCGATGAGAATAAAACACAACAGTTGTTGTTATACAAACAATTTTATTCAAAACAATATAATCATCCTATTGAACAGATTGAAGTTGAGTATTTCATAGTTAAACGAAAATTATATGAGAATGTAGATTGGCCACAAAAAAGAGTTCAAAAGTTTTCACCTGCAAGTGGAACTGTATCAATGAATAAGGTAGCGAGAAAACTTTCAAAGTTTATTGATGAGGGTTTTAATGATGATGGTACACATACAACAGATAACTTACTACCAACACCTTGCAAGAAATCTTGTATGTTCTGTGAATTTAATGAAACAGAATTTTGTGATGTTGGCGTCCATAAATGGAAGAAGAAATAAAATGAAATACTATTCTTTAAGAATAAAATTAGATGACATTATAATAAATGAAGATTTTGAAAAAAAAGTCTTGGAAAATATAAGATATTGTCGTAAATTAGTAGGTAAACAATTTAGAGTAATTTTTTGGAACGAAAATTTAACAGGAACTCAATGTAAAGAATTTGTTGAACGAAATGAACATTTATTATTTGAAATCCACACACAGATAACAAAAAGATTTCAAGCTGTTTGGTATCTTATCACAAGTAATGGCGATAAATCAAGATGGAGATACAAATCAGATGGTGATATTTTAGATGGGATATCATCATATATAAAATTGATTAAACATATGAAAGGTAGAAACAGGTGAAAGTAGGTATCGTAGGTGCTCGAATATACGAGAACAAAAAACGAATTAAAGATTTCATATTCAAATTGAAACAAAAATATGGTGATGATACAATTATAGTAAGTGGTGGATGTAAAAATGGAGCTGATAAATATGCTAAGAAATATGCATTGGAATTGGGAGTTCAATATGAAGAATATCCACCATTCCACGAAGTTCATAATTTATACTGTGTATTACCTGAAAGTTGTTATGGAATACCATATAAAGTTACAAATTATTTTGCAAGAAACAAATTGATTGCAAAAAATTCAGATTATATTGTAGCATTCATTCCCGAAGGACATGTTTCAAATGGGACAAATAATACATTAAAATATGCAGAAAAATTTGGTAAAAAAACAATAATAATTCATTAGTTTTCTTATTTTGTATATATTTATATATACGAATATATAATAAAGTAGGAGAATGGTTATGGACAATTCCAAATTAACTTCGGTAAAATTGTTACAGAGTTTATATGAGAGATTTAAATTAGCAACAATCAATACCAGAATGACATTACAAAAATTAACAAACAGGTCAATCGATTTGTATTTAACAGATGATGATTTTAGAGATAAGATAGAAACACACGATAATTTAACCGTTAGTGGTAGTAATCACTTATAAGATAAGGAACAAATAAATGTCAAAGAAAAAGATATTATTGATGTCAGATGACCTGAGAATGCACTCTGGTGTAGCTTGTGTATCAAAGGATGTTGTTCTTGGAACTATAAAAGAATATGATTGGGTTCAAATAGGTGGAGCAGTAAAACATCCTGAAGAAGGTAAAATAGTTGATATGTCAGAAGCTGTCAAAAACGAAGAAGGTGTTTCTGATGCATATTTAAAAGTTTATCCAGTTAGTGGTTATGGTAATCCTGATATATTAAGGCAAGTATTAGATATAGAAAAACCAGATGCCATTTTACATTTCACAGACCCACGATTTTGGGTTTGGTTTTATAATATGGAACATGAAATCAGACAGAACATACCTATATTTTATTATAATATTTGGGATGATTTGCCAGATCCATTATATAACACAAATTTCTATCGTAGTTCAGATTTGTTGATGGGGATATCAAAACAAACTTATGGTATAAACAAACGGATACTTTCTAAATATGATTACGAAGATTGGCAAACTCAGTATGTTCCACATGGTATAAATTCAAGAAGGATATTTAAGATTGAAGACAAAGGTGATACAAAATTTAAAAAGTTTGAAGAACAATATGGTTTGAATAAATACAAATTTAAAGTGTTATATCTGAATAGAAATATAAGACGAAAACAACCAGGTGATTTTGTATTAGCGTTCAAACATTTTGTAGATGGACTTACAGAAGAACAACAAAAAGAATGTTGTTTAGTATTTCATACACAACCATCTGACGAAAATGGAACTGACTTGAAAGCTGTTTGTCGAACATTGATGCCAGATTATAATGTCATATTTACTTATGATAATGGTGGACCAATGAATGATGAACAAATGAATTATCTTTATAATTCAATTGATGTTTATATGAATCTCGCATCAAACGAAGGATTTGGTTTAGGTAGTTGTGAAGCACTTACAACAGGAACACCGATTGTGGTAACTGTTACTGGTGGATTACAAGACCAATGTGGTTTCAAGAAAGAAGATGGTTCTCGTCTTACAGCCGAAGATTATGTTGAGTTGGGTTCTAATCACAGAGGTGAACATAAAGAACATGGAGAATGGGTTCATCCAGTATTTCCATCTAATATAAGTTTACAAGGTTCACCAATGACACCATA